ATGAACTGCGTCGATAAGGATCGTTTTGGTCTGTCCTTCGGGATACCAAATTCCAGGTCCAAGTCGACTTAAGAGTTAGTTTTTATAAATCCTAATTCCTAGCCGTTTAGGGGGAATACTCATTGACGGTAGTCCTTGAGTATATTTATTCAGATATGAATCTTCCCCAAATTCAAAGGTCTCATCTTCCGGGTGATCCGGATCGAAGTGGCCATAATCCAATGCTGTATTTTCATTAACATTAAAATACCATTGTGGTACCATTTGATCTATTGCGGTTGCAATTTGACTATTGGTTAAAGAAGTAAACTCTTTCCCATAATCTAGGATTCCAGTTTCTTCTGCATATTTCCATATTACATTCTTATAAGTTTGCATATATGGTCTTGTATTGAAATTCTTAAGATTTTCAGTTCCAAGTAAAAGCTCCTGGAAGAGATTTCCTCTAGTAGCTCTTTTTGCGAATTCCTCGATAGATAGAATACCGTCATCTGCCGCGAGAGATATTGTCTTTCGGGCATTACGATTGGGGTCTGGGTACCTTCTACATACCTCCCACCAATCGATTGCATTGATCATACCTGGGTAGTCACTCAGTTGACCAATTATACGCTCCTGGAGTTCTTGAATACTTTCTACTCCTCTAGAAGCTATGTTTGTGTTGAGCCTACGGAATACACGTAGATCGTCTTTAACATTTAAACCTAAAAAGGACTTAAATATGAGTCCTTTTGTAGGTTCAGGTGAATCATTGAGAAACTGTTGTAACTCGTGTTTCATACCTAATCCATAACCGCCTACTTTTTCTGGTAGGTGTATGGATGCAAACGCTCTGGGATTGGCCGACTTCCTTGGAAGTAGATCACCCATACGTTCTATAAAGAGGGCACGTATACTTGCCTTCTTTGATTCTGTGAAGAATCTCCGATCTTTCGGAAGCCATTCTAAACATCCACCAAGTTGTTGCGACTTACCAATTGCAACATTCTTGTTATCTTTTTTAAGCACGGTCGATTGACCGCGCTCAATAAGTCTAACCTTAACGGAGTCCACTATTATGGAACGGCTGTAGTCTTCTCCGTTAAAAGGTTCTTTATATTGAAGGTTTTCTAGATTTAGAAGCCTTTCAGTATACTTCACACAAATCCTGGAATAGCCATGCTGTCCAGGAGATATATGTGACCCAGCTAGCCTATGATTTTGGGTTATCTGGTTAAGGTAAGGAAT